AGATACAAGTAATATCTTAGTAGGTCGTATTGTAGATACTAGTAATTACGTGAGAGATACAAGTAATATCCTAGTAGGTCGTATTGTAGATACAAGCAATTATGTTAGAGATACAAGTAATATTTTAATAGGTCGTATAGGAGATACTAGCAATTATGTTGGATCAACAAGTAATATTTTGGTTAAGTTAATTAAATCAATTCAATCATCTGGCGGATTTTCTGGAACATCAAGTCAATGGACTACGACAGAAGTAAACCAAATGATATATTATAATGCCGGAAATGTAGGTATTGGAACAATTAATCCTAACAGTAAATTACATTTATACGATGAAGTTAATACTACAACAAAATTAACTATACAAAATAATTCTTCCTCATCAATTGAACTAATAAGAGGGATACCTACAGACAGTAATATAGATTACAGTATAGGAAATTATAATGGTGATTTTAAAATTATATCATCAAGTTCGGTTGCTGTAACAGATAGATTAGTTATTAATTCAACGGGAGATTTTAATATTACAGGTAGTTTATCTGTATCCGGTAATATAACAGCATATTATTCTGATGAGCGTTTAAAAACAAAAATAGCTAATATAAATGACCCTCTTAAAATAATTGATAAATTAAATGGATTTTATTATATACCAAATGAATTAGCACTTTCCCTTAGTATAAAGAATACTAAACTAGATATTGGTTTAAGTGCACAAGAAGTTCAAAAAGTATTACCAGAATTAGTTAATATTGCACCATTTGATATAGTTAAAGATAAGTATGGAAATAAAGTATCAAAATCTGGAGAAAATTATTTAACACTATCTTATGATAGATTAGCGCCTGTTTTTGTAGAAGCAATAAAAGAATTAAATCAAAAAAACAAATCATTAACAAATAATAATATTGAATTAACAAATAATAATATTGAATTAACAAATAATAATATTGAATTAACAAATAATAATATTGAATTAAAAGAAAAATACAATAAACTTGCTGAAGATATTGTATTAATAAAAAAGACATTAAAATTAATATAAATTACGATTAATCAAATCGCAATAAGCATTTTGTTTTAATAATGTCATGATTGTGTAATATAAATATTTTATTTTTAATTTTACACGTATTATTATCAATCATTTTTTTATAAATTATATCATAGTTATTAATAGCATAATTTATAATACTATTATTGAAGATCCATCTAAAAAAGTTTAATTGTCCAATAGTTGTTTCTATATATTCTGTTCTTTCTGCATTAATAAAAAAAGTAATGCGATGATGTCTACGGAATGAATCAAAATTAAATTTACTATATGATTTTAATTGCGCTCTATAATCTTGATATAGGTTAATTTTTTTAAGATTACCCTTAATATTATCTGGTAATATATTATATATTTCTTTATCTTCATCCATCCAGTAATAAATATTATTTGATTTAGCATAATGTGTAACGAGCCATTCAATTATTCTTAAAGATAATTTATGCTTTCCTTCTATAATCTCCTTTAATATTAACTTATATTTTGGATTTTTATTATAAAATTCAGTTAATGATGATAATAGAAGATTTTGTCCAAAATTACTCATATTTAATTTTAGAAATATTATATCCTTTAAGTAAATAATTTAGATATTTATAAATGTTAAATAAATATATGAAAAAAATATAATTTAATAACCAGGGGAACTGCCAATTTCAAGGGTATATTGGCGAAGATCTGGTTCAATAGTACTATTTCCCCATGGACTAACTGCATTTTGTGGGTTAGGTATTTCTGAACGTAGTTGAAGATTTGCATTTCTTAATGTTTGACCAACAGTATTAATTCCTACATGATAACCAGCGGTTAAATAATTTTGGTCATGGATATCACCGGTTCCGGAAGGGTTAATACGCGCCCATTTGCTATCAGCTGCATCTTTTGGTAATAAATCAGTAGCGGTTAATCTATCTCGTGGGTAACAAGATTGCATTCCCGCTTGCGAACTATTGCCTCCGCCAAGAGCATCTACACTTGAATATTGATTATTAACATCATTATTATCAGATTGCCCTGGATCTAACATTTGAGATGTATTAAAATTTGGATTAGATGGAGAATAATTGCCTATTCCAGATGCAGCTAAATTAGGATTAGGATTAGAATTAGAGGCGACTGAATTAGATTGAAATTTTTCTTGAGGTTTCATTTCTTGTTGTTGATAACTGTTATCTTGGGAAGAAGTAAAACTTTCAAAATTATAATATTTTTCATTATCACCTGAAAATCCAGAAGGAATATTATAATTATCTGTATTCATTTGCGAATTATTACTAGAACATTTTGAATTATATGTTAATAATAATAATAATGAAAGAAGTAGTAATATCGCAATTGAAAATGATATAACAACGTTTTTATTAGAACCCATATTATATTTACTTATATATATCTATCTATTATTTACAATAGATTATATTTAAAAGTTTTTTATATATTATTAATTTTGCTTTCTTGGTAAATTATTAATTGATTTATTTTATTTAATGGTTCTTGCATATTATTACTAGGGGATGCTTTTAATTCTAAAAATTTTTTATTTATCTTTAACTTATTTTCTTCTAGTTCATTAATATATTTTTGCATTTCTATTATTTTTCTATTCATTTTATTATTAATAAAACTAATATTATCATTTAACTTATCGATGATATCATCTTTGCTTACCCAATCATCATTATTGTTATCGTTGCTTATATCTGTAATATCTATAGAACTAACAACCCATTTATTCTTAGTATTATCTGCATAAAAATATATTCCATGATATTCAATCTCAATATTTATTATACATTTTTTAAAATGGTTATTTTCTCTTAAAATATTAATAATTTTATCAACAGTATCTATATTGTTATTGTTATATATTAATTTAGGATATTTTGTGTTTGTAAATATTACAGATGTAGTTTTAGTTTGTTGGCAAAAACTTTTATTATACATCTCTACTAAATCATTTAGCGTAAAATTTTTGTTGAACCATTTAGGGGAAGAATTAATAATTTCATTAATAATATCATCATCAAGTTTATTAATATTATATATTCCTTCGTTATTGATAGTTTCAGGTATATAAAGAGATAGATTATATCCGTTACTATCAATAAGACGCCTAATAGATTTTAGTTTAACGTCTGAAAATATTATTTTTATTGGTTCAATCGCTTTAGCAATAAATTTATCATTCTTTTTTTCGGGTTTTTTTAGAATAGGCATTAATTATCTATTTTAAACTGTATCTTATAAATGATATTTGATAGACGCGCGCAGATTAATTTATTTTACCATAATATAAATTATTTAATATAAAATTTAATTATCAATCTTATATTCTTTTTAAATTATAAATGATGAATAAGAAAGAAGATAAAGAGAGCGAAGAAACCAAAATATCCGAAAAAGAGGTAGATAATGATAATAGTTTAATAAATATATTGATAGATTTCATAAAAGATGAACTACTCAAATCTAATATACGATATGAGATAGTTAAACCAATATTAATATATATATTATATTATCTAATTCCTTTTATAATATTATTAATGATTTTAAACTTTATAACAACAATTATAGCAGTATATATAGTATTTAAGTATCTATTATAAAATTATTTTATTATAATTATAATAGAATAATATGGTTTCCGCTATAGTTAAATCGCTAGTAAATAATAAAACTAAGACGATCTCTAATAATGCTAATGTAAAGACTAAAACAAATAATGTAAAGACTAAGAAGAAGACAAATGCTAAGTATAATTCACCGTCTATATCAGGTGGTTTTAATTTATCACCTCTAATATCAGCAATATTATTAGCAGGTATTAAATTATCACTAAATCAAAATAAAAAACTAGTAGAAGAACAAAAATCTACAAAATCTACAAAATCTACAAAATCTACAAAATCTACAAAATCTATAAAATCTACAAAATCTACAAAATAAATCATATACCATCATTCTATAAATCATATACCATCATTCTATAAATCATATACCATCATTCTATAAATCATATACCATCATTCTATAAATCATATACCATTCCTTTATTTTTATAGTTATCTATAAGTGATATTGATATCAGTTCTTTTTTTTCTTTTTTCTCTTGTTTATTTTTAATAATAAACCATCCTCTTTTATATACATCCATATTTGTTTCATATGGTTCTCTATTTATTATATGGATTATCCCGCAGTTATAGATTGTGATATATTCTGTTTGTATCATTATTTATATATAAATGAATGCGAGTTTTTATATCAATTTTTAATAATATGTAATAATTAAATATATATTTAAATAATTACACAATAATGGATGATGATATACTTAAAGAATTTGAAGAAATGTTTGATTTTGATATATCAAAAAAGCAGTTAATCCTTAATAAAATTATAACTGATGATATAATTAAGGGAGATAAAATAGATATTTCTGATGATGTTTACAAAGATACTTGTATAGATAAATGGATATCAAAACTGCCTATATTAGATGGAAGTCAAATATTAATAGATAAACTAATAAAACATCCTATAAATGATAGAAATTTATTAGAAAGGAGACAGAATACAATAATAAATTATGATATTGATATAGAGATACTAAAAGAGTATGAGAATGATATATTATGGATTTATAAAATAGCAGATGAAATAAATAATAATTCATCAATTGAGATATTATTTCCGTCAACATTTATTATAAATTACATAAATTACTTTGAGCAAATATTAGATTTATATCATTTATATAAAATTTATTTTATTCCGATGACATCTATTTTATATCCATTAAGTGCATTTATTGCACCATATTTATATATTAAAAATCATTTAAAAATGAATATTACTATTACATCATATATAGAAATATTTTATAATATATTAAAGTTTTTATTTAAAACAACAGGAAACTTTAGGGCAGATATAACAAAGTTTGTATCAATATTTTTATATGTTGGCATATATCTTTATAATATGTATCAAACATATGAGATCGCATTATTCTTGCATAATACAAAGTATAAATTGCATGCAAAAATGCAGGGACTAGTACATTTTATTAGGCATTCACAAAATATCATGAAGAATCTACCAAGTAATATTATAGCAGCTTATTTTAACATAAATGAAACATACCAGCGTATTAATATAAATAATTCTATGACAGATATATATAGAATATGGAAGGATGATAATATTAAAAGAGATATATCTTCATTATTAAAAACAATCTATGCAGTAGATGTTATAGATACCATAAATAAATTATTGCTATCAGGGAAATGGTCAACTGTTTTATATACTAATGAAACATTATTTTGGGATGCTAAGAATCCAATATTAAAAGATGAGCAAATCGCAAACCCAATAAATCTAAACAAAAATATAATAGTAACAGGTCCAAATGCAGGTGGAAAAACAACTTATGTAAAAACTGTTCTCGCTAATGTAATATTAGGACAAACGATTGGAATAACTTATAGTCTGCGTTCTCAAATGATATTATATGATACTATAAATTCATTTATGCGTGTTTCAGATATTTTAGGGACTCGCTCATATTTTGAGGCGGAAGCGGAGTATTGTTTAAATATGATTAATAATGCAGTTAATATTAGCGGTCAAAATAAAAGGGGATTATTTTTAATGGATGAACCGATGCATTCAACGCCTCCTACTGAAGGAATGGCAACAGCATATGCAGTTATTGAATATTTAAGCAAATTAGATGGTATAACTTTAATAATAACAACACATTTTCATAAGTTAGTAAAATTAGAAGAATTATATCCTGATAAATTTATCAATTTATCGGTTGATGCTATTGCTCATAATAATAAATATATATTCCCATATAAAATAAAACGTGGATTTTCCTATTTATGTATTGCAATAGAATTATTAGATATTAAGGAGTTTCCTTCAATAATTATAGAGAACGCGATTAAAATGAAAAACAAAATATGTGATGATTTTAATAAATAATGTATAGTTTTATATTTGATCAAACATATATTAATTTATTGATATTAATAATGATTGTCTTTCTTGTTATGTTTTTATGGAGAAAAATAATAATACTAGAAGGCAACTTCTTTATATTAGAAAAACGTGTTAATTTAATTAAGAAAGATATTCGCGAAGATAGTATTTCTAAGAATATTGAAAAATCTGACATTATAATGAATGAAATATTCAAAGATTATTGTCCTGTAAATGCGTGTAAAAAATCTGATTGTTTTCCTTCCTTTGGAGGTACAGGAGATGATGAATGTACAAAATCTGCAAATAATATATCTATTACTGAAGATGTTGTTCAGTATATATCACAGCAAATTTCTACTAATATAAATGATAATATGGAAGAAACACTTGAAATAGATGTAATAACATATGCGAATCAAGATACTAATAATATTAATGATACTAATGTAGATAAAGATGAAGGTGAATGTGACGAAGTTGATATAGATAAAATGGTTAATAGTATTATAAGTTCTAGCGAAGATTATGAGGCAAAGACTATAACTGAAGAGAAAGCATATAATGAACAAAATGAAAATAATGATATTGATAATATGTCTGTAACTTCAGATATAACATTTACAAGTGATGATAAGAAGAATGAGAAGACATTAATAAAAAAGTATTCAAAGATGCCTCTAGAAAAATTAAAAGAATTATGTGGTTTAAATAATATTAATGCGGAAGGAACTAAGAATCAACTAATAACGCGTATTATGGAAAATAAGAAATAAAAAAATATTGCATTTGTATAGATATATTAAATGAGTTATAGTTCATCTAAAGAATTAACGCCTCATTGTCCAATAAAAATGGCGGATGGGCGTGCATTTACAGATTATAGACCAAGATGCATGGTGAATTCTGAATTATTATCAGATGTTTATAATAATTCTATGGTTAGAAGTAGTTATGAAAGCAGAATGTTTTTACAAGAAAATGCTGAAAAATTAATGGAGCGTAATAGACAAACTATGTTAAAAAATCTATCACCATGCGCTCCTTGCAAACGTCCATTTTCAGATCAAGGAACTATGTATCCCCAACAATATATTGTAAAATGTGATGGGGTAAGTTGTGAAAAGATAGAGGTTAATCCAGGTGGTTTAGGTACTAGCACACGTATTTATTAAATAATTAAAAGTTTAGGTATAATATTTTTTTTATATTATCATAAAAAATGATAATATAACAATATAGATTGTTATATATATTAAACAATGTTGTTTGAAAAATACAATATAGATAACATCCCAGTTATTAAGCAGATTTGCAAAGATATTTTAGGAGGTTTCTTTTTGAAGCGCGATAACTTTAATATTACTGATGAATGTAATCTGCTTACGGATTATATTAGGGATGTATTAAATAATAAGAGTAAAGTAGAGAAAGAATTTGTGATTAAATCGATGAGTATTCTATATGAAAATGCATATTACTGCAAATTAATGAAAAAAATGGGAGATTATTATGATGTTTCTGATCCGTTGCTAATAATTTGTGATAATATTATTAAATACCATTATAAAGAATTATTCATATATGGATGGGAAAATAATATATATGGAATATGGTCACGTCAAAAAATGCTAGAAGACTATAAAAAAGTTAGTAATAGTTCTAGATATTACTAGTATATTATCTATCTAATATATATTCAGTCAATACTAAAAGGGATTTCATTAAGGACATTTTGAGGGCGTATTGTAATAAACATATCTCTAGGAGTATATTTTAGAAATACATCCTTAATTATATCATTAATTATTCTCTTAGAATAAGGTATATTATTTGTGACATTTGAAGTTAATTCTAAATAAATATTATTGTTTAAGATATTATTAATATTCATAATTATATCATTTATACGATCGTTAGGTAAATTATCGTATTTACCCCAACCTGTTTTTTTATTCATAAAAGCATGCAATATTCTACTATAGTCTTCAAATACATATCTACTCTCTCTCTTAACAATAAGATTATTATTCATATTCTCATTAATTTTTTTTGAAAATCCATAATCATATATTATAATATTATACTTGCAAGATTTTAAGTAATAATCTTTACCGTTGCAAATATAATGATAATATCCTCTTTCATTATTTATTTGATATAGAAAATTGCCATAATGCGCATCTTTATGAACAAATCCAGTTAGATTATGAAAAGATGCGATAGATATAAAAGTTTGAAAAAATATGTTAAATAATAGTTCATAATTTGCCACAATATCGTGAATATTTACAAGCATTTTTAAGTCTCCATCAGCAAGTTCGTTTATGCTAATTAATCTAAATCTTTCTGCGATTCGCTTAGTACAAGCGCAACTACCATATATCATAAGAAAATGTCTTGAAATCTTCTTTAAAAGTATGTTATTTGTTATCATCCGCATAATGTTAACTTCCGCAATATTATCATTATTATATTTCATAAGTTTTGTAGCGATAGGGTATTTACTTATAAAATTTGGGATACTTGTTAAATAAACTGTACCATGTTTACTTTTACTTCCCATTTTTTTTTCGAGATTTATAATGTTTCTAATTGTATATCCATTAACGCTATTAAAAGTTTTTTTTTCTAAACAATCATTATCTTTTAATAATTCTAATTGTTTTTTAAGTAAATTAAAACGATTTATACGATTTAT